ATTACCGGCTACAGCCTCAAGCGCAGCCGGTATGACAAGAACACCAGCGGCAAGTGCCTTACCCTCCAGTTCGAGATTGCCGGCCGCCGTCAGGTGCTATTTACCGGCTCCGACGTTCTGATCGAGCAGCTTGAAAAGTACGGAGAACACATCCCTTTTGCGGCCACCATCAAAAAGATCGATCGGTTCTACACACTGACATAGGAGAGCACATGCGCGGGTTTCCGAGACACCTCAACACCAAAGTCGATTATCTCCATGTTCGCGCCGAATTTCCCGCGGACCAGTGGCAGCCAAAGTTTCAGCTGCTCCTGGACGGCCGCTTTGCCTGGCTGCCGGTCGGCCCGTTGGCTGATGGTGACGCAGGAGTAGCAGACAGCACCCACCGGGTTGTCGAACACGCCGACGGGCAGGGGCAGATAGTGGAGCGAGTGCAGGAAGAATGGCGAGAGGACCCCAATGCAACCATATTCCGACTGGGATTCACGGTGGCAGAGGTGGAGGCGTTGCTCCAGACGGGAGGATAACGGGATGTTTGCCGCAGACAAGCTGGCCCATTTTCTCGCCGGCATGATGGTGTTTTTCACCGTCGCTCTCCCGGGCGAGCCGAAGCGGGATGGCTGGTGGCAGCTGACACCCATCGCCGCCGTCTCTGTGGTGGCCGTGGGCAAGGAGCTCTACGATAACAACCACCCGGACGCCCACACGGCGGACATGAACGACGCCCTGGCCACCGTGGCCGGCGGGCTGACGGCCTGGGGGATTCAGGAGCTGTACCGCATACGGTTTCACCACTGACAAGGAGGGCTCACGCCATGAAAGTAAAAGCAGCAGCGGGCCAGCAGTGCCCGATGGAAGGTAACCCCCGGGAGTACATCACCGACGATGCCAAGGGCGTCGACGTGCCGGACACCGCCTACTACCGTCGCCTCGTTGACGACGGTTCCCTGGTAGAGATCCCGGCCAAGACGAAAGGAGTGACCAGCGATGGCCAGTAATAACATTACCTTCGACCAGATTCCGAGCTCGATCCGCAAGCCGGGCGAGTATTTCGAGTTCAACACCCGCCTCGCGGTGCGCACCCTGCCGGCCAACGAGCAGCGCATGCTGATCATCGCCCAGCGACTGACTGCCGGTACTGTGGCCGCCCTGGTGCCCACCCGGGTATTCTCCGACACCGAGGCCCGCAACTACTTCGGCGCCGGCTCCATGGCCCACCTCATGTGCCGGGCCGCCATCACCGCCAACCCGCACCTGGACCTGACCGTCTGCGCCCTGGATGATGCCGCCGGTACCTCCGCCACCTGGACGATCACCATCGCCAACGCGGCCACCAAGGCCGGCGCTCTCAAGCTCTGGATCGGCAACCGCTACGTGGAGATCGCCATTGCCAGCGGCGACGCCAACACCGCCGTGGCCACGGCCCTCAATACCGAGATCGGCAAGTACGAGGATTTCCCCGTCACCGCCGGGGTGGCTGCCGGCGTCGTTACCCTGACCGCTCGCAACAAAGGCACGGTGGCCAATGATCTCGACATCACCTACGAGCTGGTCAATGTCACCGGCACCACCGTGACGGTGGCGGTAGGCGTAGCCGGCGCCACCAACCCGACCCTGTCCACGGCCCTGGCCAAGGTGGTCGCCGAGCAGTACCACATCATCGCCACCCCCTACAACATCCAGGCCGACATCATCACCCTGCGGGACCACCTGGACACCGTCTCCGGACCCATGGAGCAGCGCCCCGGCATCGGCATCTATGGCATCGCCGCTGCCCTGGCCACCGCCACCACGCTCTCCGCTGCCATCAACGGCGGCCGTATCCTCGGCGCCTACCTGCGGGGCACCAAGAGCCCCTCCTACGAGATCGCCGCCGCCTGCGCCGCCGTCATCGCCTCGGAAGAAGACCCGGCCCGGCCTCTGAACACCCTGTACCTGAAGGGCATCGGCGCGCCCCCCGTTGAGCAGCGCCTCTCCCGCACCGAACAGGAGAGCTGTCTGGCCAATGGTACCGCCCCCCTGGAGGTAGGCCCGGGAGAGAAAGTGCAGATCGTCCGCGCCGTCTCCACCTACCTGAAGGACGCCAACAACATCAACGACATCAGCCTCCTGGACATCACCACCATCCGCACCCTGGACTACGTCCGCAAGGCGTGCCGCGAGCGGATCGCGCTCCGCTTCCCCAGGGAGAAGCTCTCCAGCAAGACCCCGCCGCGGGTCAAGACCGAGATCATGGACGTCCTCGGCAAGCTGGAGGATCTGGAGATCGTCGAGGAGGTGGCCGCCAACGCCGACGGCGTCATTGCCGAACGTGACCTCCAGGACCCGAACCGGCTGAACGTCAAGATCCCGGTGGACGTCGTGAACGGTCTGCACGTCTTCGCCGGCCGCATCGATCTGCTGCTCTAAACCAGGTACCAGGGACCAGGGATCTGGAGAGGCACATGCTTTTTCTGATCCCCGTTTCCTGATCCCCGTTCCCCGTCTTAAAGGAGGATTCAATGGAAGTTGTAGCCCGTGTGTATCTGGAGATCAACGGCCAGGAGATCGACTTCGACACCGTTGAGGAGAAGGAATACGAGGTTGCCAAACCTCACAACCTGTGCAACACCACCGCCCACTTCGACGTGACGCCCCGCTACGGCGCCACGGCCTCCTGGCCCATCCCGAAGGATGGCGTTGAGTTCGACTTCAAGTCCGTCCGTGGCGGTACCCTGACCATCGACCACCAGAACGGCAAGCGGATCACCTACACCGGCGTCCGCACCATCAAGGTCAGTGGCGTCAAATATGACGGCGACAACGCCGCGATCCGGACGGTGGACTTCTCCGCCGAAAAACGGCTGGAGGAGTAAGGCATGGACCTGGAACGGCTCAAGGCGGGAGTGGCAAACTCCCGCCCCGTCACGCTGCATGGCGAAATCTTGACCCTGAGGGTGCTCACCGAAGCGGAGCTGCTGAAGTGCCGCGCCGACGCCCTGGCCTTTATCCGCAAGCAGGAACTGGATGAGGAGTCGCTGCTGGTGGACAACGTGCTGCGGCAGCTCTACCTGGCCCTCAGTGATGGCGAAGGGAACCGCCTGGCACCCACGGTGGTGGCGTTCAAAGAGCGCCTTACCCGGGGAGAGCGGGAATACCTGGTGGCCGAATACCTGGAGCTGGAGCGGGAGTGTGCTCCGGATCTGGATGCCATGGGGGAGGAAGAATTTGAAGGGTTGGTGGAAGAGGTAAAAAAAAACCCGGATATGCTCTTGAGTCCCTCAAGTACCGACTTGCTCCGAAGGCTGCTCAGGTATTTGGCCTGCCGGCAACCAGCCTGACCAGCGGCCAGTGGCTCTACCTGCTGCTCCTGGAAGAAGGGAGCAATCCGGAGAAGAAGGGTCGGGTGTACAAGGCGGCAAAGAAGCTACAAGGCTAGGGCCAGCCCCAGCAGGGCCAGATGCAGGAGGGTGGTGACCAGGATGCGCTTCCAGGTACCGAGGCATCCCAGGATCATCAGGAAGATAAACCAGGCGGAGAGTATGAGTACGCTGCCGTTTTCCATACGTAAAGCCTAGAGGATTTCGCCACTCATGTCAAACCTCGGTCTCATGTTCGTGCTGGGTATGACTGGTCAGGGAACTGTCGACCGGGGCATGTCGCAGCTGAATAGAAACGGCAGCCGCAACGCCCGCGAGCTGGCCGGTGCCTGGCGCAGTGCCGGCAAAGAGATCACCGCCATCGGCGGCACCCTGCGCAATGTGGCGATTATGGCCGGAGGCGCCGGCGCCATGCGGGCCGTAATTGCCGACGTTGCCGAGTTTGAGCGGGGCCTGACGGAGATGCGCATCACCGGCGAACTGACGGCACGGGAAACGGGAAACATCAGAAAGCAGATCCTCGGCATGGCCCGCTTAGATCTACAGCTTCCGGAAGATCAGTTGGCCGCCTTCCAGCAGATGGTTGCCGCCGGCATCGACCCTCGGCAGGCCATCAACGGAATGCACGACATCAACCGCGCCGCCACCGCTTCCTTCTCCGACGTCCGGGACATCGCCGGCACTTCTATCGACCTGCTGCAGAAGATGGATATCGCTCCAGAGAATCTTGGTCGGGCCTTTGACATCATGGCCAAGGGTGGCAAAGCGGGCAAGTTCGAGTTGAAAGACATGGCTCGCTATTTCCCCCAAGTGGCCTCCGATATGCAGCGTTTCGGCATCGTCAACGAGCGTGGGGTCGCCCAGATGACCGCCATGCTGCAGATCGCCCGGCGCGGCACGGCCATGCCCTCCGAGGCGGCCAACAACATGCAGAACTTCTTCGGCCACATCACCCAGTATCGCGGCGCCTTCAAGAAGCTCGGCATCAACAT